CCATTCGTGTTTAGTGTCCTCGCGCTTCGGATATGGCGGGTTGCTGTGATCGTTCCACTGGCAAGACTTACCGGGGCAGATGAAGCCGCCCGGAAAGAGCACGCGGCCTAGGTTATAGACGAGCTCAAAGCCCATATCCATGCCACAGCCGCCAATCTCAATACCGACATCTTGGACGTATCCTGCCCGGTTCTTGACCGAATCTCCTAGCGCGTGGGCAGCGTGCCAAGAGATGTTGGTTATGGCTTTGCCGGCGCCAATGAATAGCGAGATGCGGCGCGACATTCCAGATCGAGAGACATGACGTAGGACGGTGTAAACCGTGTCACCGGGGGCAATCAGTGATCGCAGGTGGATGATTGACTTGGCCTCGTGCCACAGTTTGGAGTCTGGTCTCGGCTCAAAGCCGCACACGCAGCAATAGCAGCTCTTGATCTGTGCCTTCTCAACTCGTGCCTTCCAATCGTGCCTGTATTCGCATTTAACAACGGACTGCTTGTTAGCGTCACTCATTGTCGTAATCTCCTTTGCTGTGCCTGTCGCATGTAGTTCGATCAGGTCTTGATACAGTTCTACAGGAACTCGCGCATTCTTGTCAACACAATTCTCAACATACTTCGCAACTTATTCATTCCAGCCGCAATTCTCCTGTTCTCCGTCCAATTATTCGGACGCGGTTTATCCACGCTAGCCCCGCCTTGCTCATCGGTGTTATCCTCCCACTCGGAGGTATTGTCCATGTTTTGGAGTATTATCGGAGTCCTCCTTGCCGTCTCCATGGTCGAGGGTTGCCGTTCGCTGGGCCGAGATATTTCAGGAACTAAGCGTGAAGCACGGCATATGAATCTCGGAAAGGTTGAGTGAATGAACTGTCTTTCACTGTGGCAACCATGGGCCGAGTTGGTCCGGCGCGCGCTGAAATTGAATGAAACGCGAGGCTGGAGAATGCCCGATAGCTTGATCGACAAACCGTTGGCCATCCATGCGGCGCGAACTGTTTTCAAGCCGCTCGATTGGGACGAGGATTTTAGGGTTCAATTACTGGAAGATGACGTGATGGCCCAGCCCCTTATTTACGGAGCGGTCCTGTGTATCGTCCACCCCCAAAAGTCGATTCCAACGGTTGAGATGCGAGACTCGCTCTCGCGCCGCGAATTGCTCTATGGCAACTACGAAGAGTTTGACGATGATACCGGAAAACGGCGCTACGCCTTCCCCTTTGAGGATATCCGAGTGTTGCCGAAGCCCATTCCGCTCATTGGTCATCAAGGGATTTTTTCTTGGCCAGAGGGCGACGTGATCTATCGAGAGCATTGCTGGTAACCCGACCCGAGTTCCGCGGTCTGACCTGATGCGACTCTCCGCAAACCATCGGACAAGGAAAGCCTTTCCCTCTTCCACTCGCTCTCGTATTCGCCTATCGTGCACAGGATTGTCCGCCAATCTCGCAGCGAATCGGCCGCAGATCGGCAGGAGAGAGCGATTTAGGGGGCCTCATGCCGGCACGTGGTGCTAATTCAGGCGAATTAGCACTATACGGGGCTGCGGGGCTCGCTATGGCCCTATCTGGGGCTGGTTTGGCCCTCCTGTCCGACCGGAAAGGTTGTCCAGGCCCCGGCCCCCGCCAATGGCATTGACGCCTTTTCCTCTTCCAGATTGGGGAAAAAAATAAAATAAAAGTTGACGCATTTACGGTGTTTACGGTACAAGGTACATATACGGTGTTTACGGAGTTTACGGTATGGCGGATCTGAGTTTGAAGTGGTTGGACGACGGGCTGATGAAGGCGGTGAAGCTCGCGGCGTTCACGGCAGGAAAGAGTCTGAGGGATTTTGTGATTCAGGTATTAGAGGAGGCGGTCAATGGTGAAGATGGGTCCGTTGGACGAGATCGAGATGCAGCGGTACAGGTTGCTGACAATGAAGCCGGAGGATTACCCAAGGCCGGGAGAAAAGAGGGAGTGCGGGGAGTACGGCGGAAATTAGATAACGGTCGGCAAGTGGCGGAGTCGATCGCAGAGAGTCCGATAGCGAGGAAGGTCTTCAAGTTGGACCAGCCAGGACGGGTCGTTCTCGACCACGACGTTGCCGGGTGTAAGGTTTACAAGTGCGGGATGTGTTCGAGTTTGGGAGTTAAGGATTCACGGCGAGGATTGAAATGACGAACCCATTCACCTTCATCTGCGGGATCTGCGGGTTGAGGAAGGAGCCGTGCGAGCACTGGGAGCAGCAGGAGGTTATCCGGCTACTCCGGGAAGATTTGAAGTTTAACCGGATGGCGCTGCTTGACATCATTCATCTTCTTAGTAGGCAGTTTGGGTTTACAATTCAGCAAGTGCATGGAGGACAGGCTATGTCAATTCTCGGTATCGTCGCCGGAAAAACCGGCGTGTTTACGGAAACCCCTACTCCGGCGGGATCGTCTATCCCGGCGGGAACAATCCCAGTTTGGACCAGCAGCGACACAGTGAACGCGCCAGTAGTTCCTACGGCGGATGGTACAGGGTGCTCGGTCACCGTTCCGTCTTCGGCCACAATCACAACGTTCAACCTGACGGTTGCGAATCAGGATGGGTCGTGCTCGACGACTGTGGCTGTTCCGGTAACTCCACCTCCGATACCGCAGACCGGGTTTGACATCGAGCAGACCAGCTAGCCGTCCAAATTGGACAAGATGACCCGATCCGCGAGACGCGCAGAGGAGTGGAGAGTCTTCCGAGCCCGACACAGGCTCTCACAGCAGGCTCTTGGAGAAATTCTCGGCGTGTCTCGCTGGACGGTTAAGAACGTGGAGCAGGAAAGATTTACGCCAGGAAAGAAGTTGCTGGCGAGATTCAAAATTCTGAAAGGAAAACATGCCCGAGCAAACGCTGGCGCTAAAGTTGAATGGAGCCGAGATTCGGAAGGTTCTCTTGGAGAAGATCGACCAAGCCCTGTCGCGGGACTGGTCAATGAATCCCGCAACCTCGTATGACTTCTTCGAGGGCAAGATTACGGTGTCGATCTCACTGCACGATACCGGGCACGAGTACCCGCTGGATGTGAGCGTGGGGATGCAGCAAGGTCTTGAGCCGGCGGAGGCGGAGACGCAGACGGTGGAGATTCCGATCAACAAGCTTCCGCCGAACGTGGTCAGGGTGGATAACGGCATTGAAGTTCCGGTGCTCGCAAAGTCGGGCGAAGGGCCAGCGACGGTCAAGGGGATTCGGTACAAGAAGGGGTCGGCGCCCAGGAGTGCGTGATGGAGTCGGAGATCGAGTCTCGTTTGGTGGACGCTTTAGAGTCTATCGCAGACTCACTAGCGGAGTGGTGTAAACTCAACCAAGCGAGATTCGACCGTGAGTATCCAATCAGACCAGTCGCCAGTGACATCGACGTTCACGTCCCCGAAACCGAAGAAGAACGCCTCCAAAAACTCCAGTCCGCCTTGCCAGAAGAAATTGAAGAGTACGTTGGACCCAGAGAACGATACATCCTCGAACATCCTCCAGAACGTCCCAAGGAACCCTTACCCAAGCCAAACCGTTCCAAGAAAAAAGCAACTCCTAAAAAGGCTCAAGGTAAGTGAGGCGGAGCTTGCCGCGGCTCCGAACATCACGTCCATCCTGAAAGAGAACAAGTTCGGCGTCAGGCGAGCGCTGGAAGCGATGCGCTTCTCGGATGAGCCGCTGATCTTAGCCTTCCTCGAACAGTACGATGTGCTCTCTGAGCGCGACCGCCAGGAACTCTCCATTGAGGCAATCGCTCTTGCGGCGAAGTTGAATATCCGTCACCTGTGGGGAGAGATGCAGCTTGCCATCCGGCAATACTCCGCGAGTTCCGTATTAACCATCGCGGCGAACTCGCATCCTGAGATTGTGAAACGCAGAATCATTTACGCGAAGACTCCCGGCGGGTATCGAGACCGGGACAAGTTGGATGAGATGCTGGGGGCAATCAAGCCGGGGCAGGGTTCGACCTTCATCGGAAAATACTTCGCGGCGACGACGAAGGAGATGCCGGAAGACGATTCCGAGCCGGAGAAGGTTGTGGACGACATCGAAGCGATTTTTCCTGAGTGCTCCGTGATGCAGGAGCGCGTGCAACCGATGAGGCAGAAAGTTCTCGAAGCGGGGAAATAGCCATCTACTCCGAAAAACTAATCCTCGCCAACCTTGAAGAGTTCGAGCGTCGGGAGAAGTGGTGCCCCGTCTACCACTCACTCGCTCAGGTGGAAGAGTTCAAAGCCTACATCAACTCGATTGTCCGCGTGGAAGAGAACTCTAAAAACTCCTACTACGAACTGACGCGGGAGTTGACCGCGCAGCGCGCGAAAGACATCCGCCGGTGGATCGAGAATGAGCAAGTGCTTTGTATGCTCGACAACAAGTACTTTGAGAGTCGCTACGCATTTGTTTGCGATGAGAAGGGCGACATATTCCAGTTCAAGAACCGTCTCGGCCAAACTGTGATCGACAACGTGACAGCCGAAGCGGAAGATGAGCACAGGTCGAACGAGTTGCTGGTGCTCAAGGCGCGGCAGCAAGGCCTCACCACAAAAGTTGCCATCATGTTTGTGCAAGCGATCCTTTTTACTCCTCACACGCAGGCCGTCATGGGCTCGGTGATTGATGCGAAGTCAGAACTAATCACGCGCATCATCGAGACTTGCATCGCAAGAATCCCGTTCTGGCTTCGTCCACAGAGAACGACGGATAAGAAGAACATGATTGAGTTCTTGAACGGCTCGGTGATGTCGATTCAGTCCGGGAACCAGGCTACGGGCATCGCGCAAGGCTGGACGCCGACTCGCGTACATATTTCGGAGATCGGCGATATTCCGAATCCGAAGAAGTCAATCGAGGAAGGCTTACTGCACGCCACGCACTCGACCTACAAACTGTCTCTGATTCTCGAAGGAACTGGAAACGGGAACACGGGCTGGCTCGCGGACAAGTGGAGAAGCGCGAAAGAAAAGTGGCCCTTGGGTCAGTCACGCTTGCGGCCGATTTTCATCCCTTGGCCCATGACCCCGGAATTGTTCCCGACAAAGGACTTCATTCGCTCGCATCCTGTGCCAGGAGGGTTCACTCCGCTGGATGTAACAAGAAAACACGTTCGCCGCTGCGAGATGTTTGTGAACGATACCGACTATCTCCGCAAGGTAGCAGGAAAGAACTGGCGGATGCCGGTCGAGCAGCAGTGGTTCTGGCAGTGGAATTACGAGCAGAACGTGGACTCGCACACGACGAAGGTCTGGCTCGCTCAAAAACCGGCTGATGACTACGAAGCCTTGCAAGGGGCAAACGACCTGGTGTTTGACAGCATCGTAATTGACACTTCGGACAGAGACAGGAATCGAGACTTCCAAGCCTACGCCATCACCGGAGAGTCGGTGGACGACGGATTCGAGCCGGATGATTCGGAAATCGACTACGACAAGGAACGCATTCGTGTGGCCTGGAACTCGCACCGCGGACAGAGATTCGAGTGGGTCATGGTGCCGCTGAAACCGTTCGATGAAGACGATGAGCGCAGGTCTCTCGACAAGATTCTAATCTTCGAGCCTCCGAACATGGCGCCGGGACACGAAGGTGATGCTCAGGATTATTCCATCGGGATTGACACCGCAGACGGGTTGGGGCACGACGACGAAGACCGCTCAGTGTGCTCGATCTCGCGGAGCATGAAGGGTGAGAACTTCGACATTCAGGTAGCGGAGTTTACCTCAAATCGGGTGAATGCCCCGCAGATGGTTGCTTTCGCCGCATGTCTCGCCGCTTATTACGGAGAGAAAACGATTGACCAGCGCGGCTGCAAGTTCGCCATTGAGCAGAGAGAGCGACCGGGTGACGATTGCCAGTTGCAGTTGAAACTTATGGGATTCAGCTTTCACCACATCGACATCCGCTACGACAACAAACACGTAAAAGAGAACCAAGGGAACAAAGAAGGCATCTACATGCACGGCTGGTTCCGCCCAATGCTGATGCAGAGGTTCACGGATGCGGTGATGAATGGCTGGTACAAGCCGCAGTCGAAGTATCTGATTCAGGAATTGAAGGAACTGGAGCGCAAGGTGGCAAAGAACGGAAAGAGCCGGCTTGAGCATCAGTCGGGCAAACACGACGACCGCGTTCTGGCCGCGGCACACTCTTATTGGACGCGGCACGCGCTGGATGTGCTTGCAGAACGCTCTCAAAAACGTTACGCTCCTCCTACGGCGAAAAAACCGGAAGTTGATTATGACTGGAACCGGGATTCAGAACTTGTGATCGGAGACATGACAGCGTGAGCGGCCTTTACCTTCCAAAGCATCTCCGCAAAGAGCGCGTAGCCCAGCAGGGCAACATGCGCCAGATGGCCAAGCCGATCATCTACTGGTTCAACCGGAAGCGAGACTACATCGTGGTCGGCGCTCCCGATCCGATTCCCGCCCCTTCTGGGTACGAAACGATCAAGTGTATCCACGCGCACGAAGCCGACAAGTGGAGCCAGCGTCTTCGGGATCAGGAACGCCGTCTCGCTCAGATGTCGGACGAAGAACGTTTTCTGTTTGAGGATGCAGTCGCGGCGGAGAATATAGCAGAAGCCAAGAAAAACTATCAGCGAATGCCGGACTCCTTCAATAAGGAAATCGCGGCGATGATCATTCAGCGCATGGAAGCGTCTCGCGCCAAGCACGCAAAGCCAACGGTTGTGGAGGGCGTGATGGCGTTTGAGAAAGAAGAGGGCGTGGCTTCGTGAGCCGAAACGAGCCTCTATTCAACTGGCAAGTCCCCCCATTCACCGCTCCGCCTGACGAACGTCTAGCTTGGATCGTGACTCAGATTCAGGAAGGCGAAGGCTGGTTATCAAATCAGAAAGCCTACAAAGATCTCCCGCGCAACACGCAAATCTTCGACGCGATCTTCAAGGACAATACAAAGTCCACGCTGGTCTCGAATAACCTCAAGTACAATCTGAAAAAGTTTGTCGAGATGGTTTCCGATGTGCGCGAGATCGGAAGCTACTCCGCTGACGCGAAGCAGTGGAAGCCGTTCGCGGGGATGATCAACAAGGTGGCAAAGGGAATTTACATCGAGTCGCAGTTCCCTCGACAGATTCGCAAGGTTCTCCAGTGGGCGATTTTCGGGAGAGGCTATCTGTGGCCGAAGTGCAAGGCGGGGAACTACGGATTCGGAGAGCGGAGAATCATTTTTGAGCCGCTCTCGATGATCGACGTGCTCCCGGTGCAAATCCCCGGAGACATGGACGTGCAGAACTCGTATGTCGAGACGGTGTACGAGTACATGCCGATCGCGGAGGCTCACGGACGCTTCCCGCTCTTTCAGTCAGAACTCCAGCCCGTAGCGGACGCCAGTTTCAATTCCCGCGTGCAGGCGAGACGCCTTGACTACGCGGAAAAGTATCGCTCTGGAGAGGGCCAATCGCGGCACTGGGGTAGCCTGTACTGTGAGATCCGCTACACCTTCATCCGCGACATCCGCATCAACACTCCGCTCAAGAACAAGCGTGGACAAGAGTTGCCGATGGGCGATCCCGGAACGAGCTGGTTTTACAAGGTGCCTTACGTGGGGCAGGACATTCTCGGCGGAGTGAAGGATGGAAAGCGCGTCATGCGAAAGGCAGTCATAGAAGACTGCCGCATCTATCCGTTCTTGCGCCTGATGATCTCCAGTCCCGGCATCAACCGACCGATGTACGACGGCCCTGCGTTCGACTGGCACGGCTGTATCCCGACCGTGCAGTACGATATGGACGACTGGGTGCAGGACGGCATGGGCCGCTCGCTGATTTCTGACGTGGGCTCCATCGAACAAACGAAGCGGAAACTTGAGCGCAAGATTGATCAGGTGATTGACACGACGCTAAATCCTCCTATCGGCTACGACCGCACCGCGAATCAAGGTCCGAAGATGGAAAACTTCGACATCTTTGAAGGTGACATGCGCGTCGGCACGGAAGGCGAACCGAAAAAGATCGTGCAATCGCTCTTGCCGGAAGAGGTTCGCGTAGTCAGCGAGCATTTCAAGTGGTGGGAACTGCTCGAAAAGATGGAACTGACGCAGCTCGGGATCAACGATCTCGGAAGTCTGGCAAACTTAAAAATGAATATCTCCGGTGACCAGATCGACAAAGGACTGGAAGCCATCGGCCCTATCGCCAAGGGCATTGCCGGCGGGATGGAAGAGGCGAACGCGAAAGTCGCGTACATGCTCCCGTACCTGATCATCCAGTGGCTCTCGACCAGCAGAATCATTTCCTACATCGGGCCGGATAATATCACTCCAGAACTGTTTGACATGGACCCGAACTCTATGGTGCCAAGTCACGCGCCCGAAGAGTACGTGAACGGACTGCTGCCGATGCAGGGCGAGGGAGACAATCTCCGGCAAGTGGACTCGGCGTACTCGTTCCTCGAACGCTCCCGCCGTCTGACGACGAATATTCGCCTGATCTCGATTCCCGAAACTTTGCTGCGAATGACGCAGAAGGACGAGCAACTAAAACTGATGACACTCAAGAAGCAGGGTGCCCCGATTGGATGGGTGGACATCGCACCGAAACTCGGCATCGAGAACTTCGGAGAGGTCAAGGGTGACACAGTGCTTGAGCGGTACATCAACGAAGAGATTGAGATGATGAAGGTCAAGATCGAGATGGCGAAACTTGCCGCGGCCTCGGGATTGGATCAAGGCGGCGGGCCGGGACAGGGCAAGGGCGGTGGCAGGCCGAACTCAAATAAAAAGCCTGCGAAAAATTATCAGAAAGGTGGAGCGGGCGGTGAGCCGCGAACCGGGTTGAAAACGTCGTGATGGAAGAACAGAAAATAATCAAGGCCAACGTCGATTCTTTTGTCACCGATACCACGATTGACCCGCGTATCTCGCCCGAAACCATTGTCGATGCGCTCCGCCGGAGAAAGACGACCGGGCAGCTTGTGTTCCACATTTCGCAAGGCGGAATCCAGAAGGTATTGCTGACGGAGAAGACGAAAGCGGATGATATGCAAGCGGAGAAGATCAGGGAAATTTTAGGATTTGAAACGTAGGGCTTGACACGGACGAGTAGATTCCTGTACAGATTGTCTGACACACATGAGATTCGCCATCGCCCCTTGTGGGGAGTGTGAAGCGGCTCAACCGGAAACGGCTGAGCCGTTTTCCTTTTGAAGCAAACACAAGGAGGCAATATGGCAAAGCACAAAGGGCACATGCTCAAGATCAAGGGCGCCCACAAAGGCAAGGGTCACAAGAAAAGCCACAAAAAGGGCGGACGCAAGGGCCGGAGAGCAAAGCGCTAAATGGCCGCTGCCGCACAACCTGATCCGCAAGCCGGGGGCACACCTGATGCTGGTGGCGCTCCCGGTGGTGCGCCTGGTGGAGCACCCTCGCAGGCTCCTGCGAATCCCTCGCAGATCATGCTCGCGCAGATGTACCAACTCTGCAAACGACTTTCCGAGCAAGATCCAACGTTAGCCCCCGGACTGTCGAAGGCCGCGCAAGGGATTCAGGAAGCGCAGACCGCAATGGTCCAGCAGCCGCAGCCGCAACCGAGTTCGCAGAACCCGAGTCAATAAGGAGCCACTATGCCATCCGTCGCAGAAATCTTGAGAGCTTCCGGGATGTCCGATGAGGAAATCGGAAAACTCGATGCGAAGGTGACGGCTGGACTGACAAGCGTTCTGACAACCGCCGAACAAGAGCGCGAAAAGGCGGAACTGGCGCAGCGGGCGGTGCGTGAGACTTACGACCGGGAGATCAATCCCGCGCTGGTGCAGTGGGCGAACGATAAAGCCTCGATGGATACACGGCTTGCCGCCTACGAATCAGCCCTGAAAGCCGCCAAGGAAGGCGGGTTCCAAGTTCCTGAAATTCTCGCAACGCCCGTGGTTACTCCCGGCTCCCCTATCCGCAATCCTGATGGTACATTCCGCCCCAGCGGAGCCCCGGCACCCGTCCAAACTTTGGACACGAATAAACTCCGCGACGAACTCGGCGGAGCCTTCGCCTTCCTCGCAGACACGTCTTGGAAATACCGCAACCTGTTCGGAACCGAACTCCCCGACCCGCCAACGCAGCTCATCCGCGAGGCAACCGCGCAGCGCATGTCCCCCGCCGACTATGCAGCCAAGAAATACGATTTCGCTGGCAAGGAAAGGGCAAAGCGCGAGTCCGAGCAGAAAGCGCATGACGACGCGATCCGAAAAGAGACCAAGGAAGCCTCTGACAAAGAGTGGTCGGAGAAGATCGGAAACAATCCGAACGTCCGACAAGCGCAAGTTTCCGCGTTCTCGGAAGTCCGCCAGGCAGTCAAGGAAGGCAAGCGTGCTGACCCGTTGAAGATGACGCCGCAAGAGCGCGCGAAGGCAACGCGAGACAACATCCGCAGAGACATCGCGGAGCAGGAAACGGTTCAGTAAGATAGCAATCGCGTAAGGGGAGGATTTAATGTTTAATATCTCGAAACACATGATGGACGACAGTCGCGGACTCTTCGCGGAGAGCGCGGGAAGCGGCGTCAGCACGCTGTCGTGTCAGTTAAACGATCCCCTATATACTCCGATTTCTGCCAGCAACCTAGAATCGGTCCGCAAGAATGTTCTCTACGACAACCTCTTCGTCAAGACCGCGTTCCAAGCCAAACTCCGCGCAGCTGGCGTAGTTGACGCTTACCTGGGCGGCGACGGAATGGTCGAACAGTTCTTGTACGGCCGCACGCAAGGCATGGCGCTGCCTCCGGGAAAGAGTGTCACGGTTACCGGACAGCAGCTTGTCAGCGGAATGAAGTTTCAAGAGAAGCTTCTGGCCGCATGGTATCCGGTGGATGACTGGTTCTACGATGACGGTTCTGGGCAGAATGGAGTAGTCAACTCCGGCCCGGACCGCGTCCTCGATATGTGGCAAGTGGTGTTGACGACCTGCACCGAAACCATCGACACGATGCTTGAAATGAGTTCTTACCGTCACGGCCAGCCATCCGGTGTCGGCATCTCGGACAACCGGCAGTACGATGTGGATGGAGTCGATGAAGCACTGAACAACGGCATCGACGTTTCCCCGTTCGGAAACGTCTACTCGACTTACGGCGGCGTGACGCGCAACGGTGCAGTCAACGTTGCGATGAACTCCACTCCCCTGTGGCTGGGCGCCACGCCTACCACGGGAACCGCGACTAATCCTGTCGCCGCTGGCACTGGCCAGATCGACTTCAACGCGCTGATGGTTCTGTGGACGATGGGCCAGGTCCGCGGCGGCAACATGGATCTTGGGATTACAAACGTGTTTGGGTTTGCAGCTATCGCCATCGCACTCGACGCACAGCGCCGGGATGTGTCGAATACCAAGCACGATATCAAGTTTGAGGGGTTGAACTTCAACGGCGTGGACATCTACGCCGACCCCCTCGCTCCTTCCGCGCAGGCTGGCTTGTTCCTGCCTCTCGGTCCCGCACAGGGCAAGGCAGGGAACACGAACCTTGTTGACGGTTCTGGTTCGAGCACTCAGACCGGGGTAGTGACCTCGCCGCAGTACACGAGCGTCGTCAATGGCGTGACCTCAAACGTCACGATCTCCGGCACGGGCTCGAATATTCCGTCCAACGCTCTGTTGACGGTTGGAGAAGTCTTGTACTTCTTCGAGGCGAGCAGTTTCCGCATCCGGCCAAGCGACAAGCCGGGATTCGATTACGGGATCATTCAGGAGCGGGTGCCGTTCAACGTGACGGCAAAGTACCTGATTCAGCGGCTTGCGACCAATCTGTACACGGCGCAGCCGAGCCACAACGCACTGGCCTTCGGCTTCTCTCGCTGATACTGAGTGACATGGATAATCGTCTCAAACTCGGAGTGAAGGGCCAGTACATCACGGCGGAAATCGCGCCGAAG